CCTCTTTTACCTGCAGCCTCACCGCCAATACCTTTAGTTCTAACTAAATTTAAAAGATTACTAAAACGACCCATACCTTGGCCGCCTTTAAATATACCTTCGCCACCTAAGAATTTAGCACCACCTAATCCATAACCAATACCGCCTAATAAGGCCATCTTACCTATTGGACTTTTAACAATTTTCTTTACAGCACGACCTGCTTTCTTTACAAGTTTACCTAAGAAGTAACCTTGTCTAGGATCCTGTAAGGAACCTATTCCTGATTGTATTTGTTGGGGTTCTTGCATTCTAGATATTGCCATAATTTTACCTTAATCCTACGTTTTACTTTGTTTTACTCACTAAATCAAGAGGTGGCATAATAACTTTTACGTCTTGTGCCATTTCTTCTTCCTTAAAACCTTTGTTTTCCCAGTCTTTTCTTTCCTTAAAAAGCTCGCCAGTTTCCTTGTGTCTATAGGTTGTCTCTACTTTTGCTTGTTTTATTTCCATTAGTCTACCTTCTCCTTTAACATATTTAAATAACTAATACCAAACACTACACCATCTGTTACAGTACCTGCTGTTGTATAAGCGAGTGTTGTTCCACCCTCTACAATCAAGGGTAAAGATAATATTTCTACACTTGTAGCAGCTACTAATGTTTGTGTATTAACAATCTCAAATGCATTGTTTTTAATAGTTACAGTAGGTGTATTAGAACCTGATTTGTTTGTAACTCTTAAAGATTTTATAATAACAGTTTCATTAACACTTGGTGATAATAGTGTCACTGTCTCTGCAGCTGTCGCTGTTTTACCATAAAACTTATATTGGTTTACTACTGCCATTAATCTAAAAAGAAACTTTTAGCTTCTATCTCTTGTTTAACTTCATCCTGAAATGAAGAATTTAATTTTGTTATTACACCGTCAAGGTCTCTAACTAACGACTGTAAATTTTCTCGTCTATAGTCATTTTCTGCCCTTGTTAATGATTGTACAATTTTTGCCATTATAAAATACTTGCTAGTCCCCCTCTTGCGTAGTGCGGTGAATAACCTTGGGCCGTTCCTGTATTTGGATCATTATCATATGTTGCTTGTCGAGCAGTCATAGGACCTGCTGGTGTATTTATTACTTTATTTCCACCGCCGCCGCCAGCTATGTTAGCTGCTTGATTATAATCTTTACCTGTTACACCTTCATCTCTCATTCGTTTGTTAATAATTGCAACTTGGTCTTGAGTTCCACCAGGTTTCTCAAATTCTTCTGTTCTTAGCTCTTCTCTTTCTTTTTGTTTTTGTCTATAATAATTATATCTAGCCAAATTCATTTTGTTCATATAATTTGCTTTATCTCTTAGCTTTTTAGTACCTCCTGTAAAACCCCAGTTACCCTCTTCATCTTGTTCTAACTTTAAGTTACCATATCTTTTAGCAAAATTTTTTCCACCAAAATAATCATCTAATCTATTGACTTGTTTTTCTACAGCTTCTCCATAATTTCCAAACATCGATCTAGTATTAATTCCAAAAGGATCTTTACTTAACCCAGACTTATTTGCACCAAATATTGTTGGACCTGTGTAGCCCATGTTTTGTGCAATAAATGCTTGGTCGTATCGTGGAAGATTACGGTAGTTATCTATCTTACCCATAATAGTTCCAATTATTCCTGGTTGAAAACTTGGTTCTTCGTAACCATCTTCAAGAATGCTTACAGCAGATTGTGGTGTTAAAAACTCTCTTGCTTTACCCATGGCAGTTAGTTCTCTAGGAACAGATGTGTTAGATCCAATGTATTCTCCTAAGTCTGCTCCAGTTAATTGTTGATCTCTCATAGTATTAAAACCTAAAAAAGTAGATGGTTTAAGACCCAATTTATATTGTCTATCATCTACGGTAGTTTGATAATCTGTAACTAAATTATTTGGAGAACCTGGATAATAGCCGTCACCTCCACCTCCACCTCCTCCAGTAAAAGCATTTGTATTAGGTATACCAAAATTAGTGCTAACAGCTTCTACTTCTTGCTCAGATTTTGGTAAATTAAGACCCAATCTATATTGCTCTTGAGGAAGATATTGATAATTTTTATAGAGCTCTTGGTCTCCTTTGTTATAAAACGCTACCATTATCTTCTACCTCCCGGGTGTATATCTAATCTAAATGTTCCTAGTTTCCAATCTTCGCCGGATGATGTATTGGCTACTTTTAAAGCTATAGACCTCGCCCGTAATCTTGTATCTTTTTTTGTTGTGCTTGATGTTATATCAAAATTTGAAGTAGTTGAAGAACTATTTGGATATGTTTTGGTTACAAAACTGACTCGAGTTGAGCCTGTCTGTGTAATAAAATCTGGTATAAATCTACTAATTCTCATTATAAATTCTCCGTCTCCTCTAAGGTCAGGCATTCCTACAGTTTGTCCTGTGTTACTTCTTCTCTGTGTAATATCAAAATCACCAGAAGTAATTGTTCCAAGAATAGCAGTTGTTACCCCTCCTGCATTAACTTGATCGGTCCCTGTTTCCTGCTCATAGTATGTAGTAATACCGTCTGTGTTTCCTATAACATCATAAGAACTATTGCTGTCAGTCGTATAGTAACTAGCATGAGGTTTATTAAAAACTGAAGAGTCTTGCCAAGCTGCACGTGCTAAACTACCGGTTGTCCATATCTGACGTTTAGAACCTGAGTCTAAATAATTATATGTCACCATTCTATCAACTACATTAGAACCATTAGTACAATAGAACCAAGTTACCTCACCAAATAAATTATTTAATCCTGCATTTATTAAATCTCTAGACGTTGTATTAATGTCATCATAAACATAGTCTTCTACTAAACAACGCATTGATCTTAACTGACCATCATAAGCAAAGAAACCATTTTCTGACATCCAGTAAGCTGTACCGTCTACTTCGGCACTGGCGTTTTTACCTATTAATCCACAGTTAGTTCCGACCTGTTCAAAAGCAAATGTAAATGGTTGACCCACAAACTTCATTAAAAACAATGCAGTGTCGGTCCATACATAAATTGCATCTCTACCTTTAATGGCCCCCATAATTCTAGAACCATCAGCCAATCTTTGTGTACCAGCAGTGTTGTTTGCTTTAACTGTGTAAGAATCTGACTCGTCAATACTTTCTTGAGAAGAAAATCTAATAAACATATCATCTAAGGTAGTTGAATCCCCTACTGTGGTTTCTGTTCCAAAAAATACTAAGTGTCTGTCTGGTGTTGATACCAAGACATGACGTGATGCTGTTGGTGCATTGGGTAAAACTGTTGCCCTAAGTGATGTTGCATTTGAAGGAGCCGCGTCCCATTCAAAACATTTACCATTATAAATAAGAGCTATTAATTTTGTTCCGTAGTTATCTAAAATCCATAGACCTGGATCGATCGTAAAGTCAGAAGAAGATGCTTCTCCCCATGCAACATAACTAGATATATTTGTTACTGTAGCTCCACCAGTATGGGCTGCTCGTGTAGTTCCGTTAACTGCTCGCGCTCCTCCACTTAAGGTCCCTGTTCCCGTGTCATTGTTTGTAAAACTTATGTCTTCTGATCCAATTCTAATTTCTCCTGAAGCAGGAAATGCTGAAGTGTTTGCTAATACTACAGTCGTAGTAGCATCGTCTGGAAGCGTTGTTGATAATGTAGAAGTTGCTGGTCCATTAGCTGTACCACCAAACAAAGCTGTACCCCAACCATAGCCACCTAATTGTTGAGAAGGCCCTACCGTATAATAACATAATACAGAAGTGCTGTTTCCATCACTTGTAGTTAAAGGTGTTCCTGTTTCCTGAGTCGCCATTGTAATTGTAAACGTTGTGGCAGTTGGAACTGAACTAACCATGTATTTTACATCTTCAAATGTAGAATTACTGTATGTTGATCCTGCAGGCACCCCAGTTACACTGTCAAACAAAACGATATCATCTTCTAATAAACCGTGAGCTCCAGTACAAGTAACTGTAACTGCTGTAGATGATGATGAACTTGTAAATTTAGCCCCTGTTAAGGTTTCTCTAATTGGGTGAATGTCATAATACGTTCCACCGGAATACACATATAAAATTCTGTTTGTTCCAATAGCAGCATATTTAATTCCTGCGTTGTTGTCCCAATGGTGTATAGCCCTAGCTGCACCTGTAAGATTGTCTTCTCCTAATTGCTGCCAGCCACCTATTTTTTCTGGGGTTTCGTACCTAAAGCGTACATTATCCCCATCAAACCATTGCCCTTCCGCGCCGGTTTCGGTAACCTGTTTATTGAATCCTGGAGCAAAACCTAGTTTTTGTAGCATATAAAATCCTGTTTATTAGGTATTATAGCAGATTGTGGGTGATTTCAATATGTTTAATCAAAGGTATAGATCGCTATAATGCGAGCACCTTTTTTAGGATAAATTAAATAGTGGGGACATTTTTTAAATAAAACACCCTTATATTTTTCAGGAGTAATTATATGTTTTACCTTATTTTTTTCCATCAAAACAGTTTTAGCATTTTTATCACAATCATTTAAATAAATAATTAATTGTTTGTGAGGAAAAGTATGGTCTACATGAGGGGGGCATTGTTTTATACCTATGTTAAAAGTTAGATTAACATTAGCTCTAAAAATCTTGTTAATTTTTATTTTAAATTTATCACAAAAAGCAAAAAGAAATTCTAAAAATACATCTGCAGCTGGGGAATTAAAAACATTAGTGTTGGTATACTTAGATGGAAAGGTCCTGTCTTCTGGTGTTTTATCTTCAGGTCTTTTAAGCAGTATGTGAGAAAGATTTGGATATGCAATTTTCTTACCAAATGCTGGGGCCATAAAAAAAGGAAACTTTCCTTGTTCGGTTAATGTTTCTATCGTTTTTTTATGTTCCGCAGATAAAAAATTATTGCTTTCTTTAATTATTAAACCCATAGTTTTATATAAATTTTATATTTGTAAGGTTCCTTAAAAAATTAAAAGCTCCATTAACAGGGGCCTGAGTGACATTAAAATTCATTATACACCTAGTTCCTTTAGTTGGTTGTTCAGCTGTATGCCAAAGAGAACCATCAAACGTAACCAATGTGCCTTGTTTAGGTGTAATTCGTTTCCATTCTTTTTTATTTTTAAATACAATAGTATCTCCATCTGAATCTAGTACATAATAAATATAGACTTGGTGTGGGTTTGCTTGATCAACGTGTGCTTCGTCTTGCTTTCCTTTATATAAATCCCTGTTTACAGGTATTTGTAAAAACATTTTAGCAGACTCTACGTTTCCTACAATTAAATCTTTAAAAACATTTAACATAGTTGCTTCCTTACTTTGAATTTCATTATATTTAATAAAGGTATGCACAAAACCAGGTCGATACTCAGTGGTACCTTTGTAAGTCATGTTTTTAATATAATTAAAAGGAAATGAAGTTTGAAAAATTATATTTTTTATCCACTCTTGCTTCTCTTTACTAAGAGCGTTTTTTATTACTTTCATAAAAAAGTATTAGACGGCTGGCGTCTCCCACTCAAGTGTGCTTGGGTTCCATTCAAACAAAGCGTTTGGAACTTCACTATCTAATGCCTTCCACATTGAATTTTCATCGTCCCAAAAAATACCATAAGGTTGTGTTTTACCACCACCATCAACATAGGAATCAGTTGTAGGGTATGGCACTGGTGCTACCCAATTATCGTCTGCATCTAATGACCATGAAGCAAAAGGTTGTGGTGCTAAGAATTTATCTTTTGCATAATCATACGTATGACCAAAACTAGGAAATTGTTTTCTTAAACCATTTTTAAATGCTTGTTTCCAAGTACCACCTTTAAACCAATTAACACACCACGCTTCTCCGTCTGCATGTTTTGGATTGTCTTTAAGTGGTCCATCTGCTGTAGGTATATCATCTCCTACAACTACTGTTTGAGTAACTTTATACACCTGTCCTGTTTCTTCAAAGGGTTTAGGTGCTAGGGTTAATGCTGCAAAATATTGTGCCATGTATTTCTCCTTAGTGTTAGTTATATATCAAGAGACTGTAATTTATCAAGTCTTAATTTAGGGTAGTTAGCCGCTTGAATTTTACCTATAAAAAACACAAGAGCCAGCCTATCCTCTTTTGGATGAGCATATAAGTTATTTACTTTGTGCCATTGAAATCCATCAAAAGCGACCATAGTATTATATGTATTATTTATGGTGTGTGTTTTTATAAATTTTTTTTCTAAAGTTGTCATTTCTTTTTTGTATTGTTTTAAATTTATCTTGCCGTCTTTATAAAAAGAGATTTTAGTTTCTATAGCTTTTTTGTGTTTTAGCGGTTCTTTTTTAGGTGTATATAAACTAGTCCCACTCTCAGGATAGCTATTTTTATTTAAGTATATTAGTCCACCTAAAGCTACACCATCATGGTGTATCCAACCATGGTTTCTTACATCTGTAAAAGACTTAGAATAAGGTTTAATTTTATGAAAACATAGAACAGTATCAGAGTACCCTATTTCTCTCATATCATGAAAGTATGGTGACAGGATAGACAAAATTGTTTTATGAAAAAAATCATAATTTATATCAGCTAAATTATCAGTTCTTTTACCAGGATAATAACCTTCAGGTGTTTTCTTATACTCTAATGTATTAGCATATTTAACAACTTTATCAGGATCTTTAAAAAAATTATTTATGCTTGTTATCGGGAAGATTCTCATTCAGTCCTAAATTCTGCCGGTAATCCCAGCATTGGTCTTTGATCATATTTTTCTGAAGAATTTATTTTATTATAATGTAAAAAAACTTGACCAGAAATTTCTCCTTCAAACTCTTCTCTCCAATGTTCCATTTCATCACCACGATAGATAAGTAAATCACCTGGTTTTAAATTAACTTTAAACCCATCTTGTGCTAATTTATTTGAAGTATTAAGATATATAGGCCAAGGATCTCCTCCTAAGTGTAATGTTGCAGACAATGCACATGCATCTCTATCAAAGTGTCTCGCTAAAACATCACCATTCTTATAAAGCCTGGCGTAAGAATAGGTTTCTATTAATTCAAATCCTGCACGTTTTGCTATTTTATCTTTAAGTCTAAATAATAAAGTTTCCATAGCCATATCAGAATATACTGAGTACGTATTGGGCGCTTGTTGGTCGGTATATCTTCCTAGACTATGGTCATAAGGAGATAGATATCTTGTCTGTTGCAGATGATCCAGAACACTCTTTTTTAATTTAAGATAGTCAAATAAAAAGTCCGCTAAGTTTTTATCTATCGCACCTTTAATAACTTCAAAGTACTGTTTTTTAAAATTCATTTCTTACCTTTCGTAACCATTCTTTATGTGTAACATAATTATCTGTATTTTCATATTCTGTATTCAATAATTTTTTATAATTATTGCTCAACATACTATAATGTTTTTTAATTTTTTCAACATTAATTAATCCTAGCCCATGCATAACGACTATATAATGAGGTTCTCTAAATAAAAAATACTGACTCTCACAAAAATCTTCTCGTATAGGTAATCTAGTTTTAAACAATTCTAATCTATCCCTAAGTGAATCAGGTATAGTTTGAGTTTTCCAAAACAGTTGTTTCCTAGAAGTTATATAGTGGAGACAGATAAAATCTCTAATATTTAACATAATCTGTTCCATTGTATTATTAAACTTATCTATAGTTTTTTCATTATAGTTTATAATGTAATGAGATAATAAATATGCTTGTTGTATAGAAGTGCCAATGGAAGAAGCTTCTAAGGGTTCTACAAAATTAGCACTAAGGCCTATAGCAAAACAATTTTTAATCCAAGTTTTTTCTAAATACCCAGGATCAAAATTAATTTGTTTTTTAATATCAATTGTCCTACCCAGTTTTTTTTCAACTTCTTCATGTGCTTTTTCTTTGGTAATAACATCACTGTCAAAGATGTAGCCATTACCATGTCTCCCCCATACTGGAATATTAAACATCCATCCAGCATTCATTGCGGTTGCTGTGGTGTAGGAATTATAGTTATCACTATCTTCTGTTGGAAAAACAATTGATGATTTAACTTTTAAATATTTATTAAAGCTAATCCATTTAGTTTTAAAACTATTAATAAGAACCCTTCTAAACCCAGTGCAATCTATATAAAAATCTGCTTTGTGTTTTCTAGTACCTTTTATAAAATCTATTCCTTTTTTATTTATTTTAACTTCCTTAATAGTATCTTCTTTTATAACAATACCTCTTTCTATACATTTCTTTTGTAAATATTTATTAAGTTTAAAAGTATCAAAGTGTAATTGATTAACGGGTCGTTCGTTGTTGGGATCTATTTTTTTAGATAAATATTTTTTACCAAACACTCCGTTATTTAATACATAACTATAATAACCAATATGTTCTTGACCTAATTTTATATCAGGATGCAAAGCGTGTAAGTAGTCTTTCTTACTCCACCCTTTAAAATAAATACCTGCTTTTAAAGTAGAATTACATTCTCTAATAACTTCTTTATAGTCTAGATTACACCATCTCATAAAGTCCATCCAGTGTTCCGTGCTCCCTTCGCCTACACCAATGATTCCAATATCATCCGATTTAATTATTTTAAGATCTATATTTTGATCAAATTTTTGTTTTAAAATTAAAGCTGTAACCAGACCTGCTGTGCCTGCACCAACGATTATTGTTTTCATTTATGAAGGTCCTTTAAAACAGAAAACAAACTAGGTTTATTTTTTATGCGATCATTAAATAATTGTTTCCTTTTATTTAGATTATTAATACAAGATTGAAATTCTTTCTTTAAATCTTCTTCTTCATACTTACCCCTGCTTATAAGAGACATCTTATCTGTAGGAGACCAATGCATGCCGGCTGCAATTGGGTGAAGACCACTTGTATTTGGATATTTAAAATCATATGTTCTTTTCTCTACTGCATCTTTAAAACCAACATGACCTACATTCTCTAATGTAATTAATTTTTGTTCCCATGTTTTGTTTAAACAATGCTTCCAATATGGTGTGTCGTCTCTATGTGACAATCCATAGTGCATTGCTACAAACTCTGCAAAATTTCTAAACATATGTTTACATTGATAGTTAAAGTTATCTCTATCCCACTGAGATATCTTATCCCTTTGTAAATTTGTAACTAGTTTAAGTAAAAATTCATGAACAGAGAACAATCCATTACTCTCTAAAGGTTCTATGAAACCTGCAGATAGACCAATAGCAATTACATTTTTAACCCATAAACGATTATGAATCCCCACTCTCATTTTTATATTTTTAAATTCTAAATCTTCTTGACCCAAATGTTTCTTAAATTCTTTTAATGCCGTGTCGTCATCTACAAATTTACTAGAGTAGACATAACCTGTGCCAATCCTGGACCATAAAGGTATGTTCCATACCCAGCCATTTTGAATAGCGGTACAGTTGGTATACGGAACTAATTCTTTTTTCTTATCTTTATATTTGATTTTTGTAGCCCAGGCAGAATCATTAGGCAGCATATCTGAATATGATTCAAATGGTTCTTTTAAAGTTTTTTCTAATAACAAAGATTTAAATCCAGTACAGTCTATAAACAAATCTGCTTTATGTTTTTTATTTAATGACTTTATTCCATCTTCATTTGTTTCTATAGAAACAACATCTTCGGCTATGTGTTTAATTTTTTTACAATAATTATTTTTTAACCATAAACCAAACTTAGTAGCATCAAAATGATAGGCTCTTGATACCTCGTTAATATCCAACTTGTTTTGATTAACATAAGCCATTTGTAAAGGATATGTACAATCAGCATAGTCCGAGTAAGGAGTTTTTGGATATAACATTTTTTTAAACCACCAATCGTTAGTATCCGCTCGAGTCTTATCTGTGTGAGGTTTACCAAAAGGATAATGAAACGACTCTCCTTTCTTATAAAAATCTGTAAACTTTATACTTAGTTTGTAACTACCATCTACATATTTAATAAATTTTTTATCTTCTATTTTAAGTAAACGCATCCAGTCTCTTATTTGTCCGAGAGTGCTTTCGCCTACACCAACTGTAGATATATTTTTTGATTCTATTAAAGAAATTTTATAGTTTGGAAATTGAGATTCTAAGGTAGCTGCGGTCATCCAACCTGCGCTACCACCTCCTACAATTATTACTTTCATATCTTAAATTCTTTTAAAAGTTTCCTTTCCTTTTCTCCTGCCATGCTAAACTTTTCAGTGGTATCAAGATCTTTAATTAAAACATACTGACATATAGGTGTACCTTTTTTAACTAGGGTTTCACCATGTAAATTATGCCAATACAATTGGACATTTAATGCTTCCATTCCTTCATGCAAAAAACCAGTGGCAGCAGTAAATGCATTTGTGTCATTATATGCTACAGGCATACTAAGTAATTTATAACCTTTAGGTACAAACACTACCCAAGGACTTTGAATTTTAACAATTGTTTTTAATGTGTGTGTATTCATGGGTCTAAATTTATCTAATTGATCCGGAGTATGATAATGAACATAGTCACCTATAACGTCACCATACTCAGTATTTTTTTGATCAAACTCTGATCGCCAAGTAAAACCTTTTTGATCACCATTAGTTGTAATAACAATATCTTGATAGGTTTTTTGAACCCAACCAGTTTTAATTATGCCATTGATCCCAGGACATCTAATAGTATGCATAGTCATAGATGCAAAGTTTTTCTTATAGTCTTCGTAAGCTTTTTTAAACCAAGAAAAATTTAATGGTTTATTCTTTTCTAAACTAAAAGATATGTCTGGTAAAAAACTTTTAAAAACTATTTTACTTTTCATTTTCTTTTTTTGTTAAACTAAAATTATATGCTAACGAAATTCTTTCTTCGTTATGCGTTTGCATCTCTACACAATGATGTAAAGATGATCTAAAAATTATTAAATTTCCTTGTACTGATTTGTATTCAACTTTCGGTGTAAATGCATCGGTATCTACCTCGTCCTGCATATTGTAAAGACCCTGGTCTCTTTCAAAAATTATTTTGGGATCTGATCTAGTAGATTTTAAAACATATATTACAGACAATTGTCTGGCAGGATGACAATGAAATTCTTGAAAGTCGTATTTTTTATAGAAGTTAAACCAACCTTCTTTATAAGATATGCTTTGTTTACTACCTATCTTTTGAACGTACTCATTAACTTTTTTATAAATAATATTATTAATAGTATCAAAATTTTTATCTTTACAAATATCATGTGTGGCGCATGTTTGATACAGTTTAGAAACCCAAGTGTTTTTCTTTGCCGGTATTTGTTTTTTAATTTTTTTACAAACAGGAGTTATTTTCTTTGCAATCTTTTTATGGTCTTCTAAAATCTCTTGACCAATGAGAGTTGGAAACCAGGTCTCAATATTCATTATACCCCAATTTTATCCGGTTTCGGAATTGCTTGTATATTCCAATGAATAAATCTAAAGGGCTCATAACCCACATCTACAGAAAATAGATGTGGTAAATAAGAAGGAAAAAATATCATTGTCCCTGGCTTAGCCTTATAATGTATTTCAGTACTTCCATATGTAATCTCATTCATATTTATTAATGGTAATCCATTCATCATACTAGCGGGTCGTGGATCTTGGAATACAGGGTGAGATGTTTTAAAACTAGCTTTTAAAAAATAAAAACCAGATATGTGGCCATTCCAATGTGTATGCAATGTGTGATGTCCACCTCCACTTTTTGCAAACTCTTGGACCCAACTTTCAGTTAAAGTAATATCATATTTAGATAAATCATAACCCATTTCAACCAATAGATTTTTAGCTGTCGCAGTAATGTATTGATGAAAAGGTATAAAGTTTTTATCTTGTATTAAAGTTGTAGAATGAAAGACATGACCCATGTCTCCTTTATCTCCAAACTCTTTATTTCTCTTAGAGATGATCGGCTTAAAATGTTTTTTTGATGCTTTTATAAAAGGTTCAGAAAATTTATTTAAATCCTTTACAAATTCTGGTGCGTCTACAGTCCACATTGGAGTAGGAAATATATCTCGTCTATTAAGATCTTTTGGAAAATTACTCATAACTATACCATCCTGTTATTATATATTTTTCTTTAGTATGACTAATCTGACCTTTGTGAGTATGTGTCCAATCAGACGGCCAAATTAAAGTTAACCCTTTTTTTGCAGGGACTGTTAAATTTTGATATTTAAACATAGTGCCACCATCTTTAACATTATTTAAATAAGTCATAAAAACTAAAAGTCTGTCTCTAAATTTTACTTCTTGTCTTTCAGAATGCCATATTTTAAAACCCTCTCCTTTCTTATAGTATTGAATATTATAACTTTCTGAAACATCAAACCTATTTAAAGTTAATAAATCAGGATATAATTTAACATAATCCTCTAAACACTTTTGAAGTGCAAGTCTGTATTTATTAAATGGAGGAAAAAAATTATACTTATCTACTCTGGTATCTAGTGAATCTTTTGGATTTCCTTTTTCTAAACTTGATGTAAATTTGGCAAAAGAAGGAACTTCTTTAAAACCATTTAAAATACTGTCACAAATTTTTGGATCAATATACCAGCCTTGAATAAAAGTATTTTTGTCTAGTGGAAATTTCTTCATTTCCAATTAGCTCCTTGCACCCAATTAACTAAACTATGTCTTGTGCCTGATATAACCGGAGTCACTCTATGATATATATAAGATGGAAACACTACGACAGACCCTCTTTTTTTCATAAAATCTAATCTCATATTTTTAGTTTCTTCAGGTATAGGGTGGGGTATAGATATCCAAAAATCTCCCCCTTCAAAATCTTTAGGATCTGTTAAGTTAACACATATAGAAAGTTTTCTAACATGAGTTTTATCGTCGTTTTGAACTTGATCAACATGCCAATGATAATAATTATTGCTGTCATATCTTGTGTATTGAATAGCTTCTGCTTTTCCTAAATTAAAATTCCATTTTGCATCGGTATTAGCTAAATCAACAAATTTTAATAATTCTTTGTATATCCATTTTTCACTCATCCAAATAATTTTAGAGTCTCTATGCCTTTTATTTGTAAGATCATTAGCTCCAGGTGTTGGATCTCTAGTTTGACCTTGTCGTTTTTTTAAAGTATTAGAAAATCTTATGACATCATCACAAAATTTATTTCCTAAACCGTTTTCCCATCGCCAAAAGGGTTCTCCAAAACTATTCATAAGCTTTCTTTCTTTCTTTATACAATAAAAAAAATATTATGTAAAGGTTACACAGCCAGTAACAACAAATTTTAGTACAGTGCACGATCCTGTTGCCGTAATAGTATTACAGCTTGGAGTCACTGCTATGCACGCAGGTTTACATGCCGTAGGAAATCTTAATAAAACAACACCATTGGCTGCCTGCGTAGTATTTTTTCCACCGCCACCACCAGTATTTTGTGTCGCAGCTCCGGGTCCACTACCGCACCCTCGTCCATTTTTACAGTTATCAACTCCAGTTCCTATTCCACCACATCCATAATTTACAGTTGATCCACTAATATCAGATGCTTTTCCGTTTCCAGCTTTTCCGTCTCCGCCGCCGCCGCCAGCCGTAGCTGCGCAACAGGCTCCCCCTCCAGAACCAGATCTAAATCTAGCAGGTGTTCCATCTCCTCTTGGAGGTGGTGCTCCACTTCCATTATTTCCGTAACATGATCCAGCTCCACCAGTTGTTGGGTTATTGTGGTGATAACATCCTCCACCGCCACCAGATCCACCGCCTGGGTTCGGCGCAGCATGACCGTTGTTGTGTCTAGTATCTCCTCCACCGCCACCGCCAACAGGGACTGCTAATGGTGAACATTTAAAAGCAATAGAAGTTCCACCGGCACCTCCATCTGCAGGAGAGTTTCCTCCAACAGGACTATGAGCTCCTGCTGCTCCTGCTCCTATTTGAATTGAAATTGGTCCACAATCTGTATTTAAAGTTTTTCCAGCTGTTCCAGGTGCGCAGTAAGAATAGTGGACTCCGCCACCGCCACCGCCGCCGCCGTACGAAGCTACTCCGCCGCCACCGCCACCTACAACCATAAAATCGTAAGTTATACAAATAGGGCCGCGAGCTCCTCCAGCACCAAATCCTAAGACTTGATAACCAAAACCTTTGGCTCTTCTCTGTTGTATATTTGTTGTGTTCTTACCGGCAGTAAGCTTGTGCTTATCGTCTATTTCTCTCATAATTCACTTCCTTATGCGTCGTTAGCTGCATCAGTAGTGAAGAATAATTTAACACCAAGTACTCTTGCAACTCCAGTATAAGTATCTCCACCTGCGTCTGCATCTCTATATAATTGAAAGTACGTTTGTTGATCATCGGCAGGAGAACCAGCAATTGTAACTGCACTACTTTCAGCAGTTACTTGTTGGTCTTCAACTGTTCCGATTCCTGCGTCTGTAACAGTAATAGCTGTTCCAAAAGCAACATCAATAGTATCGTCATCTCCAATTGCTACACCTTGTAAACCAAAAATACAGTTTCCTGTATTTGTAGTACTTGGAGTCCAAAAAACTTGGTAAGTAATTGTTCCTAAATTCCATGATTTAGGCATTGCCACTGAAAATTGTGCGAAGTCATCTGCAGAATCTGCAAAATCCATAACTTTCATATCTGGTCTTAATGCTGTTGTTTCAACTTGATTAGCTGTTGCTGGGTTAGTTGTTGTTGGATACATAGCTGTTGCTGGTACCCACATAGTTTCTTTTCCTGCAATTTTAATTGCTGCTGTTGCTGATTTAAGTACTCCAGATCCTTTGGGATTTAAATTTATATCAACGTTTGTTTCACCCGTTGCAGATAACGTTGGACCATTTCCAGTTGCTGCATTAGCTAAAGTAAATTCATTAACTGCTGAACCTGTAGCTGTAAGTAAAACTAATTCGTTTCCGCTAGTATCTAAAATTGAAGTTCCAATTTTAGGACTAGTTAAAGTTTTGTTTGTTAAAGTC